GCCTTGTCTGTATTTAGAACTGCTTTAGAATTGGTATCACGAACAAGTTTTTTATGGTCTTTAATTGCTACGATACTCATACTGTTCCCTCAGGCAGAGCAATGGCACGGAAGTCTTGCACTCTTGGTACTTCAACAGTCGAAGTACCAGACAGAACAATCTTAATTGCAAATGTTCTGAAGTTGCGATAAGAAGTTGTACCAGAAGTATACGACACTTGATTGTTGGCCGTAGAGTTGATACCAGGTGCGAAAGTTAATTCACGATAGTCGGTTGCATTTAGCGAGACAAAGTTATTGTTATCTAATTGTGTCATTAACTGATACTCTTTGTCATCAAAGTCATCGGTATCAGATGTAGACAGTAACTTGTAGTAGACGAAGATGTTACTGCCACTTGGTTTGTAGGCAGTTACATAAACTCGTAAGTCACCAGAGTCAAATCCATCTGCAAGTGTGACACGGCGAGTAATGTAACGAACTTCAGAGTTACCACCAGATTTCTTGTCTTCACCATTGTAAGTCACAACGGCACCAGAACCACCACCGGATCCTGGCGTGAGTGTAATCGTTGGCGAGGTTGTGTAACCAGAGCCAAAGTTTGTAAGTGTGACGGCATCAATTACACCAGAGCCGTTCACATTTGCAGTCGCAGTTGCACCAGAGCCATTGCCACCAGAAATAGTAACAGTCACATCAGATGAGTTGGCATATCCACTACCACCACTTGTGATGATGATTCCAGTATTCTGTAATGGCAGATTGTTGATGATGTTCTCAACAGCAATGAAACCAAATCGTGTCGTATCAATCACTGGCGAAACAGATGGGTCATTTGTTGCCATTGTTGCCTGAACAGTAAACGAACTATTTGAATTGGCAACAAGAACACGGCGACCAAAACCATCGTTCATGTCATAGTCTTCTAATGGAGTAATTGATTTGAGTCCAGCAGAAGCACCAGTAGAACTAACTGTTGAATTGAATCGATATATTAACGAAGTATCAGCAATTACCATGTCACCAGTGTTCAGATTGATTAAGTCTACTGGCGTGTTTGCAATCGGCGCACTCAGTTTGAATTGTGCAGTCGCAGGCGTCAATGAGAATTGATTTCTAAACATTCTAAATGTCATATCAGATTGTTGGTCTGGTTCCCATGTAGAACCATTCTGTGATAAGAACAGAGAGCCCTGATAAGGTTGCGAAGAAATTTGGCGACCAGTAACGATGTCTAATGCACCAACTTCTGCAACAAACACCTCATACTTGTTAGAGTTTGCGAGGAGAACAAATGAATGTTCACCAGGCTGCATGTAAATTGGCGTATCAAAAACAAAGTCAGTAAATTTTGTTGGGTCATCTAAATCTGGTGCATCAGTTATATTCACCTTATCTGGTGTCATTGTAACTGTGGCAAATGGATAGATTACCGCATATGATGGATAACCATTCACAACAGGACGAATCTGTAATGTGACAGGTATGGTATCATCTTTTGTTTTGAAACAGAATCTTACACGGTTGATAAACAGACCATTTGGATATGCGTCAGAAGCAATTAAGAATGTTTGTGCAAGTGGGTCAACCCAACCAATGTGTCTTCTTTGACCAGCAGTTACCGTTGTCACAACTCTTTCATCATTTACAGTAACCCTCTGAATTGAAGGTACGGTTGCAGATACAATCGTTTCTTCTACTGTCTGTAATAAACCTTGTGCAAAGAAAGATGCATCACCATTTGTAGAAGATGCACCAACATCATTTACACTATTGTCAATAAGACGGAATCGTTTCTCACCGATACGGAATGTAGATGCGGGTATCGTGAAGACACCAGCAACATCACCGGCTTGTGTTGTTGTTAATCTACCAATCGAGTAGATAGAAGTCGTATCTGGCGTTGTTGTCCAGTTCACACTCACATTTGCAGTTCTTGTGAGTGCATTGTAAGAATTCATTGTTCTTTCTTGACCAGCACCAGTACCAGCGACAATGAAGATTGTATTACTGTTGGCAGTATTCGCATAGAACACTTCATTAGTTGCACCACCAGCATCAAGTCTAAGTGTGATTGAACTTACAGTTGCAGTATTGGCATTACCAGAATAATGGTCATAGCCATTAATGCGAACTGATGTGCCAGAAGAAGCACCAACGAGATTGGCATTTGCAATATTAAATGATGATGATGGGTCAATATTGACAACAAATGCCTCTGTATTCGATGTCTTAACAACGAAGGCAGTACCGTTAGTGGTACTTGTTGCATTATTAATAACACTTACTGTTTCGTAGTTGCCAGTTGTTGTCTGATAACGAAGATTGTTATTTGCCAATCTAAACTTATTTGCACGGGCAGTATAAGTCTCAACCAATGTGGAATCAAAGAATGGGAACATTGTAGTCGTTGGTTTGAAGTCCGATGCAGTAAACAGGACACCAACGCTTCTCATGTAAGGTATAATTGAGATATCTACAACACGGTCACCAAGTGTTTGCGTAATTGTTTCTGGTACGACAGATGTTGCAATACCAGTTCTTGTTTGTTGTGTGGTCGTAATAACTCGGTCATTTTCAAAAACAGAAATACCACGACCGCCCCAAATGACACCACGCCATTGAGCTTCTTCTACCCGAGTTCCCACATTGTATGTTTGCCAGTCACCCCACTCATAATTCCATGGTTGGCGGTCACCAATAATTAAATCCCATGCATCTTTATCGCCTTCTAAATTGACAAGAACATCAGGATTACGAGTTGTGTCAATCCAAATATCTGATTTTGGATTCAGTTCAATTTTGCCAAGATAGTTAACAAGGTTAAACGGATTGACATTGATGGACTTTGATGCAAGATTCTGTGTGATGAATGGAATTACAGTTGTAGAAACTGTGATAAACGCACCATTTTGTGTAAAACCAGAAGAATTTGCAGAATCAAATGTCATTGAATGAGCTGAAACATTAAATGTCGGTCTCATTTCTTTATTGTTTGGATCAATAGATGCACGATACTCATTCTTGGACACATCAGCAATTGAGTGACCTTTGAATGAATCGACAATGATGCCATTCTTAAATCTTGCCAAGTTAGAAGAATCGAGAATGGTCAAGTCTTGTTTACTGAGAGTTTCTTGTTCTAATAGTGAAAGAGAAGTATAGTATTCTAAGTTTTCAACACGCTTCTCAATTGTACCGATGTCTTTCATTGTATATCGTTTGTTGTTGATATACTGAACAGAGGTATTCGAAGCGTTCAGAACATATGGTGGATGACGCAGAATGTAAAGCGTCATCGAATTATCTTTGTCTTTTGGTTCTACTGGCGTCAAAGAAGAATCGCCTTGCAGAATTTCAAAAGTTCTATTTTTGTTTAGAATAACTTTGTCGATTCGAGCAAGATGATATTCAAAATCGAGAATGATGTCTGAACCATTTTCTGGTATCTTAGGACCAGTTGTCGTAGAATCAACATCAAATACAATTGAACTGGCAGTTGCAACAGTCGCATTTGCACGAACTGGTCTGAAGTCTAGACTGTCTCTCAATTCATATTTCGTTCCGTTTGGCGAAGAATATGAAGGAATATTTTCGTATGCATAGCCGCCACCAGTGTATGAATCTACTGTGAAGAAACCAGGACCAGAAGAAACAAACTGATTAAATTTAACAACAAGAGGACCAACTGGTGCAGTAACCCCTGGCAACAATGTGATATAGGCATGGTCATAGTAAGAATCTTTTTGACCATTTACAAGAGCATATCGAGATGTAACATTGATTGCACCAGTCTCAGCAGCATTGATTGCATTACCATTAAAGTCTAAAACAGAAATAAGATTCACAACATCTGATGTATACAGAGATTGTGGTGTATCTGGTGTCTTAACAATCGTATTGGCTGCAATTTGAATTTGACCTTGTGAGCCATAAAGAGTGATTGCACCGTTACCAAATAAGTTTATACCGCCAGAAGTTTGAACAGTATTATTGCCTGCAAGATATGTTTTGTTCTTTTGTGTTGGATTACTAACATCAATTGTTGCAATGATGTTAGCAGTCATGTTATTTGCGTTTGTAATCGTAATTCTACGAGCAACAGTATCGACACTGGTAATTGCAGTTGCAGGAACAGTTTGTCCTACGGCATATGCACCAGTACCTTGCGAAGTGACGATGATTTGATAATTTTCAGCACGGGCAGATGTTGAAGTTGCAGAAGCAATCGATTCACCAGTACCAACAGTAAGTGCTGGCGATTGTGATGTCGAGAATGCCTGTCCTTCATAAAGTCTACGATATGAGAAAGAAACATCTGAGATGGATCCATTGGCAACAAAATCATCACCTAAAGGAAACACTAATACTTCGGTACTTGTATCTGTAATAAATGTGTCATCAAATGTAGAGGCATCATCTTTTGACCTCTCATCAATATTCATTGCAGAAGTGATTGATGTGCCAGTCGAAACAATAACTGCCTTTGCGTCATTGAATTCGAAATCAATAGCCCAAGTAGAAGTGCCTTGATTGACATTTGCAGTAAACGGAACATCAATTTGAACCGTTTGTGTCGTTCCGTTATAGTTTGTAATTGTTCTTGGCAACTCACCTGTACCAGGACCTGCCGAGATGCGAAGTTTGGCACCACGATAAGCATTGTCAACTGTCGAATAAAGATTTACACCATCAAGTGTATTTGCTAATTGAACAAAATTTGTATTTGCAGCAGAGATACTTGCGTTTGTATTTCCACCATTGACTGAACCAACATTTACATCAAATAAGAATAATTTATATTCATAGGACGCAGAGTTGGCAGAATCGGCTGCCGAATCAAATGCAATTGATTTAACTCTTGCCGTACCAATTTTTGTATTTGAAACTGTGCCAGAAGATGTTGTATTGATTGATGCATTTGCAACGCAATGCAAATCTACTGTCTGTAAACTATTGATTGGAAAAGAACCGTGTGGAGTGTTTGCAAAGACATAGTAGCCATAGTCGGCATTCAGTCTTCTATTTTGAACACTATCGGTCTCTCTTGGTTTATCGAATGTTATTGTCGTTGGAGAAATTGTCTCAAACTCATAACCATAGACATATGCTTTACCTGGTGACAGAATAACATCTAGATTTGCAGTATTTGATGCGTCTGTTTCTAATGCTATCTTAAATGGTCGAACAGTATAGTTGCCAGATTCGTCATATGTTCTACGAGCAAGCGTATCCTCTAAAACTGAGTATAAAGGAAATTGAACAAACTTGGTTAAGTTGCCATTTTCAAAACGAGCAAGTTCGATGAATTGCGTATCATCGATAGAAGCCAATGAACGATTTGCAAGAACCATCTGAACCTTGTAACGGTCAGCACCAGGTGCCTGATAGTTGGATGCATTTTGCGCTGGGTCTAAAAGTGAGGTATCTGTTGAAGATGTAACGATTGATTCTGTAATTTCAAAACCAATTCGTGCATTGCCAGCTTGCGTATATTTTGAGATGACAACAGTTTGTGCATCAACATCTACAAAGAATCCATCGTAGTAATAGACACCATCATTGACTGAGAATACTTGATTAGTGCCAACGGATGTTGTATTGGCAAAAACTGGTGCAGAACTAAATGTAAGAATTGTTTCACTACCAGTAAATGAGCCAAAGATTTCAGAAACGATTAAAGTTTTTGGTTCGCCAGTGCCGGCATCTTCATCAAAAACTTTAAGAACTTGTGCTTTCTTGGTTGGATTCTGAATGTTATCGACAATCGTTTGACCAACAAAGCTATTGATATTTACTGCCGTGCCTGCATAAGAAGAAGATACATTGATGAAAGTAGTGTTTTGATAAACTGTTTCACCACCAGTGACAACAGAACCATCTCTGAAAATATGGTCACCAAAACGCTCTACTTGCTTTTGAAGAATTGTTTGAAGTTGGGTGAGTTCCCGAGCCTGAACAGCAAAACCTGGTTTGAAAAGCATGCGGAGGAATTTTTTATCCGCATCGTAATCATCATAATATGGATTTACATTAAAATTTGTATCAAGTGCCATTTATTCAGCCTTAAAAACTTATCGTCAGTTTAATATTTTCTGCCTGACCATCAGCACGGTCAGTTTTAACTGCATTCTCTATGTATAACATGTCTCCAGAGTATGGTTTCAACTCTGGATTTGCAACGCCGGTAACAGTTCTAGACACACCAGATGTTGCACCGATGAGTGGCAAACCAGTCTCAAATACTCCTGTTACTCTTGTCAACTTTGCCTCATTTGAAGTTTGGGCGTAAAGATAACCGTAAGCAGAGGAATTGTTTGCAGAAGAACCTTGAAAAACATATTCATTGAGAGTATAATCAGTTCCAGCCACAACACTCAAATCAGTTGTTTGAGAAATAACTGTATTGGCATTCGAAACTTCAACCCTACTATTTGCATCATATTTATACGGATTCTGAAGAAGTCCTATTTGCCTAAATGAAGTATCAACAGAAATAAGTCCATTCTCTGTCGAATCTAATTCACCAAATCTCACAACGACAAGAACACTATTTGAGTATAATTCTTCAGCAGGATTAAAAGCATGACCAAACTTAGGACCAATGATGACACGGGTGTTTGCACCTGTACCAGAACCATAAATGAATGCGTTGGCACGGGTGTAACCAGTACCAATCGTAGTCACATTAACTCTTGCGATGTTTGCATTTGCAGCAGTTACATCAATACTTGTGTTTGAAATAACTGCATTTGCGACAGCACCAACACCATCACCATCAACATAAACACGGGTTGAGATAGTCATGTTGTTTGCATTACCACCAAAATCATTTGTCGCAGAAGAAAGTGTAATCAAACCATTTGCAATTGAAATGTCTGCAATGTGAGTATCTACAGCAAGACCAGCACCAGAAATTGACATGTTGGCAAGATTTGCGAGAGTAGGAATACTGAAGATTGCAAGTGTGTTTGCAGTATTTGAAAGACGAATTGTAGATTGACCAGACACAAATCCATCTACACGAATATTTGATGCTTCACGATAATTAGTACCGTTTGCAGTCACTACGATTGTTGTTAGTTCACCAATCAGAACACCAGTATCATTTACACCAAAATCAAGTGCAAGAGTAGATGTTGGGGCAGGAATAAAAGAATCGTCTAAGAATTTATTTGATGGTTGAACATTGAACATATATTTCCAAATGAATCCATCAGCAGTAGAGATGTTTCCGTTTGATGTTGTATAGTCGCCAGTAGGTTCAACAGTAGAGTTAGCGCCAGCAGAATTTGAAAGACACTTGTAAACATTTCGTGCTGATGTAATCACATACATCGGTTTCAAATTTAATTCTGTATTTGCAGTAACTAGGTCGATGATGTCAGAGGTATCATCATATTGACGATACTTTGTATTAGCAGTCCAGTCAACTCTTGGTACTACCAGTTGAACATCGTTACCTGTGGCTCTTTTACCTGCAAAGATGTTGTCCCATGCTTCTTTTTCAGTATTGATTGTATCAACAATCGAATCTGGTGATGCCTCGTTAGCATATGGCACATTGTTGCCAATAGTCACATAAAGAACTGGGCATGTGTTTGTCGAGGAATTTAGAAGTGCATCTCGCCAAAGCTTTGCAGAATTGTAACTGAGTTTTCTTGTATTAATTGAGTTTGCCATAAGTATTATTTATGTCAGTATAATGAGGGTCTGGTCATTTGCAGAGTGAGTAAATGCAGAAGTGACCGAAACATTTGTGTTACTAATGATAGTGTCAATTGTTCGAATCTCACCATTGACTGCAACAGTCGAACCAACTGTGAGAATGCCTCTGTTATTTGCAAGAATAAATCTCGTACCTGTACCAAGAATGAACGGTGATCCAGCAGTGACATCAATTGTACCAGAAATTGTATTTGAGATGCCATCTTGAACAGTCACAGAAGTATTTGCAGAAGACTTTTTGTTCAAATCTGCATAGTTTACAAAACCAGATGGGTGCATGAGTTCTCTGAGAACTTGTTTGTATCTCGCAAATTCTGTTAACGAAGAAGTTACATAGGAATAATCCACATAGTAATTTGAACCTTGCAGTCTTCTCTCTGAATTTGAAATAATAGAATCAGATGTTGTCCAACGACCAGGCAATGTTGTATAGACACCACCCAATGTGGCATTTGCAATCGCATCTCCATTGCCATAGTTGGTGAGGTCAACTTCTGGGATGTATTGATAGCCAACGCCACCAGTCAACAGACGAATCGATGTGATACTACCAGCAATTTGGTCTGCGATTGCCTCTAGTGATTCCCCATCTCCCATAAGAGAAGTGATGGCAATGTTTGCACCTGCGCCACCAGAGTCGGTCGAAACTGTAACTGTTGGAAAAACATTTTGTGTATAGTTTGTGCCGCCAACCAATCCTCTTGCAAATGAACCAACTCTATAGTTATTTGCATATGTTGTGCCATCTGTCCAAGAGAATGCAACATTGACATTTGCAGTTGTTGAAGATGTAATTGCATTCACAAATCGTTCTTGGCTACGAATAACAATTTTGTCACCAACTTGTAAGTCGGTTGTGAAATCTGTACCAGTACCAATAATTTCAACTGTATTGTTTAGAACATTTGCAGTACCGCCAATGCGTGGTGGTTGAATCTCAATTGTAAGAACGGCGCCACTACCATCAACTGTTTTAACTGCTGCAGCTGCACCTGTTCCTGATGGGTCTGGTCCAAAAAGTATTTCATCACCAATTGCATAGCCGGTGCCGCCACTATAAACATCTATTCTACCAATCGAACGGAAATCTTTAATATCGTAGAAAGTATTACTTGCGATGTACCTGGCACCCTCAGAATCTAGTAAGGTTGTATTTGTAGATATGTTTGAGAAAAGAACAATGGCATTTGTCATTGGTCCTAAATCAGTTACCAAAAGATTAGTCAATGCGTCAACAATTCGTGTGTTTGCATTTTCAGTTGGCGCTGCAGGAAAACCATAGTCAATGGCATCAATTGTCACATTCTCATATGGTTGAATGATATCAACACCCAAAACATTATAAGAGTTTGCGGTGTAGTGGCTTGTATTTACAGCATCAACGGCACCAGTAATTACACCAGGCAGTAAACTTGCGTCAGAAGAAATGATAGACGCTGTTTTGAATCCTGCACCACCATAATTGATAACAAAACGGTCAGTAAAACCATCTGTGATTGATTCGACTTCGGCTGTTGCAGCAGTTGTTGCACCGCCACCAACGACTGTTACTGGATCACCAACATTATAGTTTGCACCACCATCGATAACATTTATCTTCGTGAGAATCGAAAATGTGTCGGCTTCTAAGTTAATTAGAACGCCATTTGAATCTACAATGTCAGATACAATTGTTTCACCATTTGTAAAGTTGCTGATGAGTGTTCTACTATCAATGAACAATTCAAATGGCAGACCAAAGTTTAATCGGTCGGTAATAATTCGTTTAACTGCCCGTTCAACTAATGCCGTTGCACCAGATGTTGAACCAGTGACTTTTCGATTATTGAGCAGAGTGATGTCAAAGTTATCATAAAATATTTTGACTGTAGTATTTGCGGCGGGTGGTGTAACAAAGACTACTTTTCGTGTTTCTTTGCGAATGAAATAGTCTGTATCTTCTACTTTGAGAACACCATCGACATAAACATCAATTTCACCAGAACCAGATGTCTGTGCAAGAATAAATGTGCTATTTGAGCCGTCACCAGTATAAACGCTTCGAACATCAGTTTCAATTCGAAGAATATTGTCTACTGTCCATTTACCATCAGATGCACGAAGAATATTGTTTCTTGGTTGAAGAATCGCAACCTCATCATTGAACAACATTCTAAAGAGAAGTTTGAACGATGCCTCATTACCTTTTGAGAGATAAAGTGGCAGAACATTTTTAATAAGAAATTCTTTATCGACTGCAACATCTCTTGGTAAAAGAGCTGCAAAAGAATTAAAGAAACTATTTTCAAACTGGTCTAAAGCAAAGTCAACATCAGACAAGTATCTTAAATTTTTTGCCTGTTGTGTTAAATCGTTGAGTTCACCTGGCTGTTTTGTTTCTAAGAATTCGTAATACGCTTCTAAGAATGTAATGAATAGCGGATATTCTTCCCGAACGAATTCAGGAACTTGACTATTAACTAGAATAGAAGTATTGGCAAAAGACATTACGATACTTTGGTCAGATTTACAACAATAGAGATTGGATCAGTTTCGTCAATTGTGATGATTGTGTTTCTTGCAGATTCGATGATACCTTCATCTGCCTCAATTGTCAGACGAATCAAACCATCGGCCGAAGAAACAGAAAGAATGTTGATATCATTGAGATTAATTTCACCAGTATTGTAATTAATAGTACCAGCAGAACTGTCAACAATTTGTCTTTGAGCATTGGTATCGTAATAGATTGTTCTGAGTGAGCCAACTGCGGCATCAATTGTGGCAGATGCAGCACCACCATAACCACCGCCACCAGATATTGTAACGATGGCACGGGTGTAATCAATACCACGATTGATGACATTGATACTTTGAATTGTGCCGTTTACTATTACAGCTTCTGCGGTTGCACCAGTACCATCGCCAGTGATTGTGACTGTCGGTGCACTTGTGTAGCCTGTGCCTGGATTTGTAATTTGAATCGAAGAAATACCAGTGAATGATTGTGGCACTTCTTCATAGAATACGGTTCTTCTAACGCCATCGTCATCAATCACATCAAACTCTGTAGAAGAAAGTCTGTCTGCAACTGTGCCACGATGTAATGGCACATTGAATTTGATATTGTAAGATTGTGGCGTGTTTAATTCTGGTTCAAATCTCTTTTGAACTTTAATTTGAATTTCGTTACCGATGATAGCATTTAAGTCAACACTATCAATTGCAGTCTCTAATTTCGAATCAATAATTTTTGAAGCAAATTTGTTTAAGAATGTGTCGGAGTAATTTACAATTGCATTTCGAATTCTTTCTTTGAGAATTGCTTCTGTGTTTGTTGTCTTTCTTGCATCGTATTGTGCCTCAACATCCACGAGAATATACAAGAACTCTGGATCTAAAATTTCAGATTGAACAGCAATGATTGCTTTTGGTTTGATAATTTCGTCAATGATTCTTTGTTTCTCTGCTTCAGAGATGTAATAATTTTCTCTCGGTTTCATCGAAATGAAAACTTTACCATAGACTGGCGGTTCATTTTCTTCACCACCCCAAACAGATATCGAATCGATGTTTGGATAATTATTCAGAATGTATGTCTCGTAATCTTTGAAAGTTACCAGACGATTCTGCGTAGAGAATCTTGCGGCCGCAGAGAATTTGATATTGTCAACAGATTCACGGTCTGCACCACCAGATGCAGCAGAAACTGGTGTGATTGTGAAATTAGAAAGACCATTACCCAAAGAATCTACAACAGTAGCAGTCGCAACAAAGTTATTTGCTTTATTTGCATCGGTGCCAGCAGTCACAAGATAAGTTACAGAAACAATCGCACCATCAGGAAGTGCTTTGCCAACAACACCATTGCCGAAGTAAATCTGAAAGTTGCCGCCTCGTTCTTCTTGTAAAAAGAAAACTTCAGATGTCGATGAAATATCTAAAACATCTGTGGCTCTTGTGTAAGTTGAAGTTGCAGTATTTGAGCTAGATGGATTGACAAGAACTTTAATTGTTGTCGTGTCAATGTCTGTGTCTGGTAAAGTAAAGACTTGTTTTGGATTTGAACCTTGGTCGTAAGTGAACGAATAGGTAATTAATTGACCTTCATAGATTTGAAGATTCTCAAAAAAGAATTGTGTATTTGATTTTGTAACTGTCGTATCATTAAGAACAACAAAGTTATATGCCTTACTGTCAATTTGATTTGATAAGAAAGCATAACCTTCTGGTAATGTTGCAGTTGCAGCAGTTGTTGTGTTCGAATCAATTGTGAAGTTGATGATTGCAACAGGTGCTCGTGTAGAGTAAGGAGTATAACCTAAAGTTTTAGCGTGTGAAACAACAGAATCACGAAGCAGTGCAGTATCTAAAAATGATTCATTTGCAACCATGTTCAGATAGTAGGCATTGTAGTGTGTATTGTATGCCAAAATATCTAAAAGAACCGAAAGACCGGCGCCATCAAAATCGTAATCTGTAAATTCAGATTGTTGCTTTAGAAAGTTTTTTAGATTTTGTTTTATCGTATCAAAATCTAACTCTGTTACTCTTAAACGGTCTACCATTTTATCTAATCCGCTCTAGGAAAAAATTGATTGTGATTGGTTCTGAGCTGTTGATGATGAAGAATTCCAATCGTATTTTGTAAAGATTTTCGTCTGGCGAAGGTATTGCATTGACCCTAGACACTTGCGCTCGGGGTTCAAAATTGCCAATAACTTCAGTAATTTCTCTTTCGATTTGTGCTGCTGTAACAGAATCAACCTGTTCGAACAGCAGACGCCGAATATTACTTCCAATTTCTGGTTGAAAGGGTCTGTCGTAGTGATTCGTCAGAACTAAATTTTTGATTGAATTAATAATCGCAAATTCGTTCTTGTAAACATTAATGTCTTTTCTGACTGGATGAATCGTGAAATTCAAATCCAAGTCTCTAAAAGTGCGGTCTGATTCTATTGTTACGGTTGCCATCGTCTATTTATTCGTTATCCTGCAAAGACATTGGGTGATCCTTCTGCAACAGAGGTGCAACCAGTTATTGCGTCTCCTATTCTTCCAGCACCTTTTCCATTCACAAAAACAGTAGTTGAACCTATCGTGATTGGCGCTGCGTGGGCAGGACAAGGAACACCAGGTAATAAATGGACATCGTTATTGTCTCCCTGTCTACTCCAAGGAATACCATTTACGAATACATTAGGCGAACCTTCTGCTCTGAATGGCGTAGAACAATGAACAACATCGGCATCACCTATTCTTGTTGCGGCTGGCACGCTCTTTCTCCATCAAAGTTTGTAGTTTTTGATTCCAACTATCCATTTCTTCATGTTCTTCGTGTGTATGTGGCATG